TAAAGAAGGTTGTAAAAGGAAATCAAGCAAGTGTTTTTCAGAAGTTCAATGTTACTATATCTGTAAAGCGAGCTATTCCTAATATGACCTATAATCTTGGTGAAGAACATAAGTTAGTAACAGATAGTAAAGGAAATGGTACTACAACTCTTCCTTTAGGTCATAATCAAGTAGTACGTATTACTGACTTGCCTATTGGTTCTTCTTACACTGTTTCAGAAGATGAAGAAGATTATATTCAAACCACAGAGGGTAAGACAAGTTGGTTGTTTAGGACACCTGACCAGAAACAAGTAGTAGTGTTTACAAATAAAAAAGATGGGTTAATACCAACAGGAATTTTACTTAATAATGGTACAATTCTGATTGGTATTGGTTTAATAAGTATTTTAGCATTAAAATTAAGTAGAAAGAAAAGATATGAAAATTAAGAATTTAGTTGGTAGTTTTGCAATTACTGCATTAGCATTATCTGGTGCTATTTCACAGGTACACGCAATTGGTACAACAAGTTCAAATTATGTTGGAATTGATGGAACAGAAGCAGAGTTTGAGAAATACTTTGTCATGGATAAGGGTATTCAAGTACCTAATGCAACATTCTCATTTACTGTAAAAGCAGGTGTTGCTAAAGCAGGAGATAAGACACATGCGAAGATTTTAGCAGGTGTTGGCACTCCTACAATCAGTGATATTACATTCAATGCTGATGATACAACAAATGTGGCAACAGAGGGTGAAATTGGTTCAGTTGGTGAAGTTCCTACAGGAAAACAGTTTGTTAAGAAAACTGGTACGATTGACTTTTCAGGTTGCAACTTTACAGAACCTGGAATTTATAGATATATTATTTCAGAAACAGGAACAAATACAGGTGTTACAAATGATACAGATAAGATAATGGATGTATTTGTTACAGACAACAATGGTACATTAGCAGTTAGTGGTTATGTATTGCACTCAAATGCAACAGATATTGAATTAAATCCACAAGTTGAGGGTGATGCACCATATAAGTTAGAGGATAAGGTAACAGGATTTGTAAATACGTTTGAATCTGCTGATTTAATCTTTGGTAAGAAGATTACAGGTAATCAAGGTAATAAATTTAAAGAGTTTACCTTTACTTTAAAGATTACAAATGCTAGTCCAAATAGTAAGTACACAATTGAGTATAGTGGTAATCGTAGTGATGCACAAGATGAGCCTGAAACTGGTACAAAGACAGTTTTAGTAACAGATGAACATGGTAATGCTACTAGAACATTCAAGATGACTAATAACACTTTCGTTACTGTTAAAGGACTTGCTAAAGGTGTTAAGTATGAATTGACAGAAGATGCAGAGGATTATGTATCTACAAAGGGTATCACAGGCGAAACAGAGGAAGAATCTTATACAGGTGAGCAAACTGGTACAATGAATAACCTTGATGTTAAGACAGGTTTCACAAACAGTAAGACAGGTGTAATTCCTACTGGTATCTTATTAACAACTATGCCATACTTTGTGGTAGTATTAGCAGGTGGTGCAATGATAATGCTATCTGCAAGCAAAAAGAGAGAAGAGAATTAATACATGAATATCGCCAAGAAGGTTAAGGAATTAAACAAGTCTTATCCATTTAAACATACAAACAACTTTATTGATAATGTAATTGTTATTGTAGGATTGATTTGTATGTTTCTTGGTGGTTATTGTCTAGTGGATAACTATAATGTGTATAACAAAGCAGATATTACACAAGCACTGGGATACAAACCTACTGTAACAGAAGATGCCATAACTTTTGATAATGTTCCTAATGCGATTGCGTGGTTACAAATACCTGATACTCATATAGATTACCCTATTATGCAAGGGAAAGATAATTTATAGTATATAAATAAAGACTGTTTTGGTAAATACTCACTTGCAGGAAGTATTTTCTTAGATTTTAAGAACGATAGCTCATTTATTAATGATTACAGCATCATATATGGACATCACATGGCAGGCGGAAAGATGTTTGGTGATTTAGAGAAGTTTATGGATAATAAATTCTTTTCTAAACATTTAACAGGGTATTTATTAACAAAAGAAAAAGTGTATCGTATAACATTTACTAGATGTTTTGAAACCAGTGCTTATGATAAGGAAGTTTTTTCTTTGGATATTGACAATTCAGAGAGAAGGTTCTATAATGGTGGAAAGACAGTTGCTCTAACAACCTGTAAGACAACTACAGATACAAATAGAACTGTGTTAGTAGGTGAGTTAGAGGAAATTTCAAAAGAGCAATATAGAGGTGAGTATAGTGGAAGAAATTAATAATTATTTAATTGAAAATAATTATGTTGTTAGGGTTTTAGAGAATAACCTTACAAGAATGGTTGGGGTAAAGGTTATTAAGGATAAACTTATCAATGTATATATTTCCTATCGAGGTGGGGAATACGAGACAACAGCTTATATACACCAAAGACAAGATAAAACACGAAAGATTACAACACAGGTATCCGACCAAGTTGAAATGATTAAACAGATTAAATCATTAGAGGAGAGTTGCACATGGTAAAACTATTAAAGAAAATGATTATTACCCTATTAGTTGTATTAGGAGTTACTGTAACAACTAATGCATCATACAGTGTTGTTATTACTATTCCAATTGAGTCTGATTCTTCTTCTCCAATTTTCATAGAAGAAAATGGTAAAAAGCAAGAAATTACTAGCAATGAATTGAGATTAGAATATGATAAAGTTGGCACTCATGAGTACACTATTTATGCAGATGGATATAATGAAAAGTATTCATTGAGTGTATTTGTAGGAACAACTGATAGTGGAGTACTTTATGTAGAAGGTGTATTAACTGCTGACAATGAAACAAAGGTAGATAAGATTACATTCAAAAAGACTGCCCACGATATTGAAAAGCCAAATAACGATGAACCAAAGGTAGATACAAAGAAGAGTGTTGATAAGATTGGTACAGGTGTTGTGGATAATCCTGTAATGTGGGGTGCAATTATTGCATTAGTATTATCATTATTATATCTTTCAAAGGGGGATAAAAAATGTTAGAACCATTAAACATGATAGTCATAACACTCTCCTGCTTTGTATTTATAGGGATTGTGTTATACCTTGTTAGACACCATGATTTGTGGATGTTGGGAATTATTGCACTTCCAATCTACACTATACTAACAATTAATTTTATTGTATTGTGGGTGACAGATACTATTGCTATTGTTCCATACATTGTAACTGTTTGTATTATTCTGTGCTGGGATTTTGCAATTGGTGTATACGTAATTAAATTCAAAAACATGAAGTTAATTATTAGTTATGTTATTCTGTTTGCACTAATACTGATTGGAGGATTACTATGATTAAAGCAATTATATGTGTGTTATTCTCTTTGTTATCACTAACAGGGTGTGCAAAGACTGAAAAAGTTTTCAAGAAAGATGACAGTGTAATTATTGCACATTATAAAGAAGATACAATTACTACAGTAACCTTTACAGATAGTTACCCAGTAGGAGATTATTCTTCAAAGGCAGATAAAGAAAAAGAAGTTAAGGAATCATATACAGAAGTATTGACAAAACTATTCTCATCAGGTGCAGTAGTAGATGTTAATACAGAGATTACTGATAGTCGTATTAAGGTTATTAGTACATTAGATTTTAGTAAGATTACAAACCTTTCAGAGTTTGGTATTAAATCTCCTTATCCTTCATTGAAAGAGTTCTCAGACTTTTTAACAAAAAGTGGTTGGAGTACAGTTGACAAATAGTAGAATTTGTGCTAACATTAGTATTGTTAAGGAGAACACATGATTGAAGAATTAGAGGAAAAACTGGTTGAAATGTTCTTACAAAAAGGTATTGGTACGTGGATTTGTGAAGATGCACTAGAGGGTGCTAGGACAGTAGCAAATCGTTGGATGAATACTACTAAGTATGTTACAAAGACAGAAGAAGATTACATCGAAGCATTAAAACTTCGCCTACAACAGGGTGGGGTAGAAATTTAAGAAAGACTTTAAAAGTCATAGGAGAGGAAATTAAAATGGAAAAGTACGAAGTATTTGGTAAGAAGGTTGTAAAGTGTCATACAGTTGCATTAAAGACACATGCCTGGTTATTTGACAAGTATAACTTACCTTTAAGTGCATTAGCATTAGTAAAGGATGATGAGTGTGGATGTGATGTTACTGCGTTAACCTCGGTTGCTAAGTGTCACGAAGAAGATATGTTTGATGAACATAAGGGCATGCGAATTGCATCTGTTAAGAATCAGATTAAGTTACATAACAAGCGTATGAGAGATTTGCAAAAGGTTCGCACACAGTTAATGAATGAGCTAGAAAAGGTAGAGGAATTGCTAAGTGAGGAAACTGCCAAGACTGCTCATCAGATTGTGCTATTAGGAGAAGCCGAAAAGTACTAAAGGTGTAATTTTACACCTTTTTTCTTTTTACCTATTGACAGTTTTTCGTATTTTTGCTATAATATTGATAGCATATAGTACTATGTGTACTGTATTATAGGAGAAATATATGGAAGAGAGAACTCAGTTAATTAAAGATGGAAAGATGCGTGTATTAAAGAAAAATGAGCATCGTTTTTCAGTATTGTTTTTTGATAAGGTGTTTTACATCATTGAGACAGAAGATTTGCCATTTAGAACATTACTAAGTGTAGCAGTTATACAAAAAGACCATACAGTGTTGTTACCTATTTATGAGAGTATTGCACATATTTGGCACGTAGTGAATCAAAAGGAATGTCTGTCCACTAGAGAAATGCTAAATGTGATGAAGAGAGTAGAAGTAGAAAAGCTGAAGGAATTTTTAGATAATAACCCAGATTTAGATTATGCTAAACCTGAACAAATTAAGTGGAAGGCTTAATTTGTGCCAGTAAGAAAGGAGTGAGACTTTGGAAAATTATGCAGGGCTATTTTTACTATTTATACTAACACTTGTATCATCTACAACTGCTAATTTGAGAAGTGTCTTACTTGTAAAGGGTGATAAGGTACAAACAATGGTAATCACGGCGATTGATGCCACTGTCTATGCTTACTTATTTAAGAACCTAACAAGGGGTGATGATATATACTCCGTATTAGTTTATGTGCTAGGTAAGTGTTTAGCAGTTGAATTATCAAATATCTTGTTATCCAGAACGAATAAAACAGTGTATAAGTGTAATGTGTATCTAAACAGTTATGAAGCAAGTGGTTTAGAATCATTTTTGTTTGCTCAAAACATTTCATTCTCTAGGGTAGAAGAGACATTCTTACATAGCGAAAGAATAAAGGTAATTATGCACGTAACTCGACAACAGTATCAGAAGATGTTAGAGTACTTAAAGAGTGTTGGTATTGATAACCCAACATTAGATTTAACAGAAGTAAAGGTTAAAGGGAATATCGAAAGGAGAACCCATGGTAAATAACGACATTTTAGTTGTTGGAGATGTGCATTTTGTTAATACATCTTACATTAAGGATAGATTAGACTATTGTGTAGATAGTTTAAATTGGGTAGAGCAAGAGGCCACAAAACTTGGAGTTAAGAAGATTATCTATGTAGGTGATTTCTTTGACCGTTCAGATGTAAATGCAGAAGAAATTAGTGCTTTAGCAAAGGTACAATGGTCTAACTGTGAACATATTGTTATTGTAGGAAACCATGAGTTAAGCAAAGAAAGCAATTCTGTTTTATTACTCCAATTCTTAGGATTTAAGGTTATTAGTGAGATTGAGAACATTGATGGTATATTATATGTTCCTTATTTATACAATCCTAATAAGTTTGACTATTCCCTTTTAGATAATGCTGACATTGCAATCAGCCATAATGATATTGCAGGTATTCAAGTTGGTAAGTTTAAGACTGTAAATGGACTTGATTTAGAAAAGTTAAAACGTGCAAAGTTATTTATTAATGGGCATATTCATAATGGTTCTTATTTAGCAGATAATGTGTTAAATATTGGTAACTTTGTAGGATTAAACTTTAGCGAGGATGCATTTAAGTATCAACATAATGTAGCACTTGTGGATAATGGTAAGGTAGAACTTATTGAGAATCCTTATACATTGAATTTCTATCACCTAACTAAGTTGTCAGAGTTATCCAAGATTAAAGATAATGCAGTAGTTAGTTTTAGGTGTAGTAGAGATGATGTAGATACCGTTACAAAGAAACTAGAGAGCAATAAGAAAATCAAATACTTTAAAGTTCTGCTATATAGTGATGTAAAAACTACAAAAGAAGCAGTAGAAGAGAAATTAAATAAGGTAAATCACATTGAATTGTTTCAATCATTTATGTTAGAGAAGTTAGGTACGGATAAGATGATAAAGGAAGAGGTGGAAAGTGTATGCAAGTAATATTCAGCAAGTTAGTTATGCACAACTTCCTTTCTTATGCTCATTCTGAATATAAGTTTGATAAAGAGGGTTTTATCTCTGTTAAGGGCTATAATAAGAATCCAGAGGATAATGCTAATTCTAATGGAGGAGGAAAGTGTTTTGGAAAAGATACAGAAGTCTTGATGTATGATGGTTCAGTTAAACTTGTTCAGGATATTGTTGTTGGAGATATTGTCATGGGGTGGGATTCTACTCCAAGAGTTGTTTTGGAAACACACACAGGGGTGGGCGATATGTATGAGGTATCGTCTGCACGAGGACAATATAAGTATACCTGTAATGATAGACATTTATTATGTTTAGATAAAACCATAGAGCCTGGTGCGGCACGTTCCCCTCAAAAACTAGAAATTTCGGTCAGTGATTTTTTAACTAGTGGATTTCACATTAAGAGAAATTATTGTCAGTACATCATGCCTGTAACGAGAACACTTTTTAATAAAGATGATTTAAGAATTGACCCATATTTCTTGGGTGTTTGGCTGGGGGATGGAACAAAAGATAGACCAGCAATCACAACAATGGATGATGAGATTGTCGAATATGTAACTAACTACTTTTCCACATTTAGTGACCATCACATTAACGTGTACACCAAGTTTAGGGGTTCTTGTGGTTATTCAAAGGCAAAAACGTATGTTCTTTCAGCAAACAAAGGTAAAAAACCGTATACAAATGATTTAGTAAACTTATTGAAGTCTTATAACCTATTTGGGAATAAACATATACCAAAAGAATATTTAAATACTGATTATGACACACGATTAAAATTATTAGCAGGTCTATTGGACACTGATGGATATTATGAGAAAGAAAGACACTCATTTGAATTTATCCAAAAATGTGGTAGATTGTCTGACGACTTCGTTCACTTAGCCAGAGGACTTGGGTTTAAGGTTTCAGTTAAGAAAAAGGTTGTTTATGGTAAAACTTACATGAGATTTACTATTTTTGGTGACTTATCAAAGATACCTACAAGAGTTAAACATAAAACATGTGATAGTAACTACATTCCACACAAGCAAGTATTCTCTTTCCATCCTAAAATCTCATATATTGGTAAAGGTACTTACTATGGTTTTCAAATTAGTGGGGATGGAAAGTTCTTACTATCTAATGGATTGGTTGTGCATAATTCATCCATCTTTACTTCGATTATTTGGTGTCTAACAGGTTCTACACCTACTGGTGTAAAAGATGTACATAATCGTTATGTAAAAGAAGATGAAACATGGGTATATTTATCCTTTACTGTTGATGGAAAAGAATACACTGTTAAGAGATTCTATAAGCCGGCAGGTATGGAATTTACTGTAGATGGTAGAGAGATAGAGAATAAAGGTATTAGAGATGCTGAAAATATTCTATCTCAATATCTACCAAATATTACTGAGAAGTTGTTGAGTTCTGTTATTATTCTAGGACAAGGATTGCCTAATAAATTAACAAATCATACTCCTAGTGGTAGAAAAGAAATCTTAGAGCAGTTATCCAATTCTGACTTTATGATTGAAGATATTAAGGATAGATTATCTAAGAGATTAACAACATTAAATGATAAAAAGCGAGAATTAGAAGATAATATTCTTCAATTATCTACTACAATAGAGAATAATAAGAGATTAATCACCGATTATCAATATGAGTTAAATCATCTTTCTCCTTGTGATATCTTAGAAACTGACTTAGCAAGTGATAAGAAACAGTATAGTGAATTATCTACTAGAGTATTTGATAACTACGATGAAGAGTTAAAGAAACTGTATAATGAAAAGGCTAAGATTAAGAACGAACCAAATATTACAGATTTATCCTCTATTGATGTTAAGTTAGCAGAAATGAGAACAGCCTTAAAGGGAAAGATAGATAAGTATAAGGAATTATCCTCTGTTACTGATATTTGTCCTACATGTGGTCAGAAGTTGATTGGAGTTCATAAGCCAGATACTTCTTCCTTAGTTAATGAAATCAATCAATTAAAGGATGCTGGGGTTCAGTTAAAGAATCAACGAGATAGGATTGAACAAGAGAATAATGCCATTGTTGCAGAATGTAACAAAAAGTATCAAGAAGATGTTGCATCCATACAAACTTCTATCGAAAAGTTAGAACAGTTGCAACAAAAGGCTCAAAGAGAAAAGCAATTAGTAGAATCTCAAATGAAGAACTTACTAGAAAATATTTCTAAGATTCAAGTTGAGATTGATAGTTATAATAACAAGAGAAATACATATTTATCTGGTATTGAAAAAGCAACAAGAGAGAATGATAAGTATTCTACCGAATTAGATACACTAAAATCTGAATTGACTACAATTTCTCAAAGAATTGATATTCAGAACAAGATGAATACACTAACAAAGAGAGATTTCAGAGGTGTGTTATTATCAAACTGTATTTCCTATTTAAACTCAAAAATGAAAGAATTTTCATTGGAAGTATTTAACACTGATAAGTTATCAATGGAGTTAAGTGGTAATAATGTATCAATTAAGTTAGATGGAAAAGAATATGAGAGTTTATCTGGTGGAGAAAAGACTAAGGTAGATATTATTATTCAGTTATCTATTAGAGATATGTTATGTAAGTATGCTAACTTTAGTTCTAATATTCTTGTTATTGATGAAGTTACAGACTTCTTAGATGAACAATCAGCAAATAATGTATATAACTTATTTATGTCAAAATTAAATGATGTATCGTCAGTTTATATCATATCTCATCGTAAGGACTTTACTATTCCGACTGATGGGGTTATGATAATTGAAAAGGGTGCAGATAAGATAAGTAGAATTATTCAATAAGAAAGAGGGTGGTAAATGTGAAAAAGTCAGTTAAAGTCAAAGCAAGAACACGAAATGTGTTGATGTCTGCTGACTATTCTTGAAGTCACAGCAAGAGATAAAAGTAATGGCACAGATGTGTGGAGACCCTATGATGTTAAAAACATTTGAAGAGGGGAAAGACTTCTATGCTATGATTGCCAGCCTATCTTTCCATAGGGAGTATGAAGATTGTTTAGAATTTTATCCTGAAGGAACACCAATTAAAAAGGTTGATGGAAAATGGGTTAAATGTCCGATTGAGGAATCGGAGAAACTTGCGGGGCACAAGACAGACACAAATACAGAAGGAAAGAAGTACAGAACAAACAGTAAGAGCATATTGTTAGGAATTTTGTACGGACGTGGGGATGCATCTGTTGCAGAACAGTTAGGATGTTCGGTAGAAGAAGCAAGAGAAATTAAACAAGCATTGTACAAAGGTTTCCCTGCAATCGAAAAGTTTGAGAAAGATGGATTGAACCATGCCGAAAAGTATGGCTGGGTGTCAACCTTGTGGGGAAGAAAGAGAAGATTGCCAGATATAAACCTTCCTGAGTATGAAGTATTCGAAGCTATTCCTACGGAAGATGGAGAATACGTAAGAGGGGATAAGGTAGATGATATTTATGCTATCCCTATTATCAACAAAGTGCGTAAAGCATTTTTCAACCAGAGAAGAACCTTAATAGATGAATTAAAGAAAAAAGGTTATTACGTAGTAAATAACGGTGGTAAGATAGCACAAGCACGTAGACAGGTAACAAATAGTCAAATCCAAGGGTTTTGAAAAATGCCCATACTATGTGAACTAATAAAACATTAGGTGTCATGGAAACATGGCTAACGGTAGAAGCAGAATAAGACAGACTAATCAAACGTTAAAACGATAGTTAGTCATAAAGAGTGCGAAGTAGCTTCGTAAGAGAATCTAAGCCAGAAATGGTCAGTTAAAGATAATACCGTGCTAAGCCTTAGAAAGTATCTAAGGAAAGTTTAACGACTATCGAAAACAGTAAATGTAACTTTGTAAAAAGAATAAGCATCGAAACGATGACGAAGTGAGTAGAGTAGGGATACCATTGGGATATGGTATAGTGTATAGGCATATACACATTCAGTGATATATTATGTATCATTACCGAAGTGCATAGTTATCTCATTAGAGATAAAGATATAGTCTACACATCATGGAAACATGATGATATGCAGTGGTTTAAGTGGAAGTACATTAATTACAACAAGAGAATATGGTGTTGTGCAAATCGAACAGGTTGTTGGAGAACATTTACATGTCTGGGATGGGAACGATTGGACCGAGGCTGATATAATCTATTCAGGCAAGAAGCAATTGTGTAAGGTTAATTTTGGTAGAGGTTTTGTTATTGAGTGTAGTCCAAATCATAAGTTTTTGACTGTTAATACAAATGGAAACAAATTGTTTATTGAAACTTCTCATTTAATGGATACAAAGATGAAGAGACGTGTAGTTACCAACCAAAAATATGTTGGTTCGGAGTTTGTTTACGAGAGTGATAAAACAGATAAATTAACTGTCTATAATGCCCACATGTATCACCTTGATGATATTCAAGATTCTTACAAGATTGGTATTTTCCTTGGAAGATTAGCATCTGATGGGAATATCGCAAAAGATGATAACCACAGTGCCATTAGATTATTGGTTGCAGAACATGAGTCCGATGTTTTACCAGTGTTGCAGGAGATTACTAAATGTTGGGAAACAAAGTTGCATGAGTCAGGAATTAGGGTTGGTAGAACACAAAACATTTATTACTTAAATGTTTACAGTAAAACTCTTGCGAACGAGATAAGAAAACTTAATACTAGATTTGATATTCCTGATGTCATGTTCCAAGATACTGAAATGCTACGAGGATATTTATGTGGTATATTTGATGGAGATGGGAGTATTTGTGGAAAAACAGTATCTCTTCATTATGGAAAGAACTATGATTACTCAGACTTTATGAGTAAGGTTCAACTTGCTCTTCTCGTATTCGGTATCAGAAGTACTTGGAGAAGAAATGCTTGTGATGGAAGTTTTACTCTTACTGTTTCTCAACATGACAACAAGTTATTCGAAAAGTATATTGGGTTCTTAAGTGAGGCTAAACGTTCAAAGCTTGCTAATTGTGGGGATGCTATTAAAGATGAACACGTTTTTGGCAAATGTGACCTAGTAGACTCTGTTGAAATTACAGACGAGTGGGCTGATATGTATGATGTTTGTAATACTGAACGTGGTTACTTTGTTGCTAACGGTATAGTTACTCATAATTCAGCAGCCGACATGTCTAAAAAAGCGCTAATTAAATTGAATGGGGATGACAGATTAAATGCATTACATGCTAAGCCTATTATTCCTATTCATGATGAAGTTATTTTAAGTTCTCCATTTAGATATGCCAGAGAAGTAGAAAAGAGATTTGCATATGATATGGAGACGGCTGCAACAGATAAATTACACTTAGATATTTCAACCGATGTCGAGGTAACATTCAACTGGTATGGAGAAAGTCTGGACTTAGATAAAGAGTTGAAGGATTTTGAGGAGGAAGTTGATGATACACTCGTCAAGTAATCTACTCATTAATCGAGAATGGTCTATGCCAAATAGTAATACATTTGATATTAAACCTATTCATAAGTTGATTTCTAAGTATATTGAGTTGGTTAAGACAGATAATCCTAATGCAGTTATTATTGACCCATTTGCTAATAGAAACAAGTTGGCAAATATCACAAATGACTTAGATGAAACATTTGATACTGATTATCACTTAGATGCATTAGATTTCTTAAAGATGTTTGAGAATAATTCGGTAGATATGGTATTATTTGATAGTCCATATAGTCCTCGACAGGTGTCTGAGTGTTATAAGAAGTTGGGAAAGACCGTAGACCATAAAACTACCCAAAGTTCATATTGGTCTAATTTAAAGAAAGAGATTGGTAGAATAGTGAAGAGTGATGGATATGTAATCACTTTTGCTTGGAACTCTGGTGGAATTGGTAAGACTTTAGGATTTAATATAGAAGAAATCTTATTAGTTGCTCATGGTGGTTGGCACAATGATACAATCTGTACCGTGGAGAGAAAGGGATAATTAAGTTTATCTCTTTTTCTTATTTACAAGTGGTTGGATTTGTGATAAAATATGTCATATAAAGGGGGTATGTATTATGAAATTTAACGGAAGTTTGAAGAGTGTATTACAGTACTTAGAAGTTAATTATTCTAATCCAATGGTGAGAATACATTCTGATGATATTAGTTGTCAAGAACATTCAACACATTGGTTATTAGTTCATCCATCTATTCTTGATTTAGATGAGGAAACAACTTGGGAAGTATTGAGTGGTGGAGACTACTATGATTATGATATTTACCAAGGAGATAAACTATGATGGAAGAGTATAGTTGGGAAAGTTTAGCAGGAAGAGGACAAATTCCTGCGATAATTACAATTCATACGGATAGATACGGTGAGATTAATAAAACATGTAATTCTAATCACTTTATCAATTTCCATGAGGGTGCTAGAATTGTATTTGTAGCAGAGTATGTTAATCCTAACAGTGAGATTACCGAGAACATGACAGCCTTAGTAGATGTTCAAAAGAAGTTTGAACTATTATTTAAGGGATATTTCCTCGAAGTGTGTTCTGACATTAATCCAACCATTCAAGAAGGGGTATTGTGTACTTGCATTGTGAGAAAGTGCAAAGTTGAGGATTTGGCAGTATCTAATGACTATACTTTAGTTCGTGACAAGATGGATGTTGTGGAGAATATTCGTAGACAAGTCAAGGAACTGCAAGAACATCAACTAGAAGATGTTAGCAGATTAAATCAATTAACCAAGAAATTACAGGGCATGAGAGATTATGCTGATGAATTAAAGCTTGACCAAGAACACAAAGAACAATACTTCCAAAAGATTGGGGAACTAAATTCTGATATTCAAGAATTGGAAATTAGATTAAAGAAAGATATTCCAGAGTTGGATAAGAATTTAGACATTAACAATTTCAAGTAATAGAGTTATTCTATTTATTTATTGAAGGAGTACATAATTGACAAGTACTCCTTTTTCATGTTATAATAGTACGAGAAAGAAGAGGAACTTATATGGAGAATAAATATCCACGATTAATCAGTTGGAGTTATTGGGATGGCACAAGTCTTTTCTCACGTAAAAAGGAAGTAGAAGAACTAACTGAATATTATATCCTTGACAAAGATGGTGAAAAGGAAATCGAGGATGGAACACTTACAGATGCAGGTGGGCCGTTTAGAAGTGTGAACAGGACTCATTTCAAGAAGGTTGTTCGTACTGGCTATACGAGAAACTCTAAAAAGCATAAGGATATTTATTTTGCTATACAAGACAAATACCCAGAACTAGAAAATAAGCTTAAGTTCTTTGAGGGTATTTTAAAGGATTGTGGTTCTTATGTGTATGTCAACCTTCCATGGCTAAGTGGTTGGCATGGACATGACTTTTATTCCAAACATGAGAATGTATTCCTAGAAAATAATACCTGCTATATCAAAAAGGAATGTTGGACAGTTGAACTAATTAATGAACTAATCCACTATAAACCACGTAATTTCGAAGGCTGTGTCATAACAGATTATCAAGAAAAATATATTCCACAATTCCTGTTGAGTTTAAAGATTAAATTCCCAGAATTATATGAGAATGTTGATGGAAAAACGGATAAGGATGCTAGAGAACTCCTTCTTGGCAAGTTCGTTCCTGTAACAAAGTTAAATGTTGGAACTGTTGGTGTCGTAAGAGGTGGATTCTGTTTACCTGATACTTGGTACTATGATGGAGAATATTTAAACGGAACTAAACAAGACGATGGTTTAACTGTAGAGTACCGAATTAAAGCAACAGACGAAGTACTTGTAAAAATAATTGATGTTTCAACTGTTCCGTTCGACTTAGTTAGTGAACAATAGAAGTGGGGTTGGAAGTATGAGATATTTTATCACAAGTGATGTTCACGGACATTATACAGAATTAAAACAGGAATTAGAAAAACAAGGGTTTAACGAACAGTTAGATACTTTGGTTGTGTGTGGGGATTTATTAGACCGTGGCAAAGAGAATGTTAAGTGTATTCAATTTGTTAATTCTCTACCTAATAAAGTTCTAATTAAGGGTAACCATGAATATAACCTAGAAAAGTGTTTATTTTCACACAGATTTGATTATGCAGATAAACATAATGGCACAGTTGATACTATTTTAGAGATTGCAAAGTATGTATCTGGTAGAAAGACACTAAATGCTTATGATAGTGATATATTTATGTATGCTAATCAATATTTAGAATTAACTAATTACATGAATAGTCTTGTAAATTATTTTGAATTTAAGGATAAAAATGGTAACACAATAGTTTGTTGTCATGGTTGGTTGCCAGAGAATTATAAGGACAAAGACTGTAAAGAATTTGAAGAATATAGTTGGATAAATGGTATGGCTTATTGGAAGAATGGTCATGGATTTAAGGATAAAACAATTATCTGTGGTCATTGGCATTGTTCTTTTGGTAATTCCAAGTATCATGGTAAGGGTTCTGAATTTGGTGAAGATGCTTGTTTTGAACCATTTAGAGATTTAGGAATTATTGCCATAGATGCTTGTACTACACTAACAAAGAGAGTTAATGTAATCGTGATTGAGGGAGAATAATTTTCCTATTACAATTTTATAGAGAAGTTTAATGCCAAGTATGGGGTAATAAATCATACTAGCATTTTTCAAGTGTTTTAGAAAAAGGAGAGATTTGATGAAGAAAAATAAGAAAAGTTTAAAGAAAGCGACAATTGGTGCATCATTACTAATGTCAACTGTATTGTTATGTGGTAATACAGTGAAAGCACACGCACAGGTTGACTTAACACCTTAACACCAGAAGAAAGTCAGAAATTAACAGACTTTTTAGCAACACAACCAACAAACGGTACAAGAACAAGTTTAGGACTTACAAATAATGTGAGCCATAGCACATACAAGTTTAATAGAAATAACTTTACCTCTGTGTTTGAAAGTCGTTCAACAAAGACTAAGTTAGATAAAGACTATGACTTTGTGTTAGATGATGGAGACCATGCAGGAGAAACCGTACATGTCAAGAATTGGCAAGACCTAGATGTTTTTGACATATCTACTGCTGGTAGTTATGGAGCAGACTATGGAATGGGTAAGTATCTATTTGCAAAACAGGTAACATTTGTAACAGATGATGGTGCAGAGTTTATAGAGCATAATGTCACTTTACCAGTTGATTTTGATGGTGGGGAACGTTATGACAAGACTGCATACCCTAATAGATACGTATTTGATTATCCAATTGAAGAAGAGGACTCACGCTTTACTCATGATATTATGGGTGTGGAGGATATGGCTGCCACAGGTGGTACTGGTTATTGGCAAATAACTGCTACTGTCAATGAGGAAATTCCTTACGATACGATTGCTGAAATTGATGAGAATTTAAAGCAAGGAGAAATTGTAGAAGTTACGCAAGGTGCAATCGGTAATAAGATTGGCACATTTAACCTTACAGTAGGTGATGATTTAGGTAGTAGATACTTAGATTATGATGCTGATGTGATTTATAACGATTTAAAGGATTTATTTAGCACTTCGTCAATTCAAAAGGATGCATTCTTTATCCGTGATTGGGGAATGGCTACATTTGTTGAAGGTGGTGCAGTAGATGCTAAAGATAGACTATTACATGTTGGTATTGACTATACACAATATGTTACAGAAGATGGAACAGAGTTAAAACCAAAGGAATATGGTGTACATGAGAAAGAAATATTTGATGGTTACGAATATGTTACAACACGTACTGAGGCAAATGGTGATACAGTTCATGTGTATAAGAAGGTAGTTGCTTCTACTCCTATACCTGAACCAGAGCAACCAGTAACACCTACTGACCCTACACCAACTCAACCAGAAACACCATCAAGCCCAAACCCAACACCAGCACCTGAGGTGCCTGGAAATAACAGCACTCCAGAAGTACCAGGCGACAATTCTGGTAATATAAATGGTGGAAACGATGAAGATACAACACCTGCTAACCCAACAGAGGGTGAAACACCTGTTAGTCCTACTCCAACGCCAAATCCTACACCTAAACCAGATGTACCAGTTGTGGAAGATAATCACGGAAATAATACAGGTGGAAACACTGAAACACCTGCAGTTCCAAATCCTACACCAGAACCAAGTGTTCCAACAGATGAAACACCAGTTCAACCAGTGAATCCTACTGATGAGACACCTGTAGTCCCTAATAATTCTACAGACAATACAGTAGTTCCACCTACAGTAGAAGAAAAACCTGTAGTAGAGGAAAAACCAGTAGAAAGTACTGTAAGTAATAAGGTTGAAGAAAATACCGTGGTAAATAACACAAATAGTTCAACTACTTCTATTAAGAAAGATGATAGAGTTATCGAAACTGGGGTTAGAACTAATTTATTCACAAACTTTGCGATGGCAGTTGTTAGTGGTATTGGGCTATTGTCAATAGCATTTAAGAAGAAGGAATCGAAGTAATTTGACAGGGGAGTAGGAACTCCCCTTTATTTTATATAGATAATAGGAGAAAAATATGTTTGCTGATTTAAAAAATGATTATGAGAGTATTAGTATTGCTGAATATTCAAAGTGGATTGAGAATTGGTTGTCAGTTCTAGCAGAATTGGTGGATGGTGAAAATAATTTTGATGATACACTAGACGAAACAAATGAACATTTCTTAAAGGTATGTGGAAAATCTTACAAACCCGTTAAGTATGAATTTCACAGCTTTTGTTTCTGTGAAGGATATATTTTAATTTGCTCTAGTGATAACTATAAGACATATAGAGTCTACTATGGCACTGATAATGATATTAAGTTATATGAACATCCACAAGAGTTTTATAAGTTTGATGAGAGATATGTTGTTGATATTTGGGCAGAACTAAAACAGCTTCCAGTTAAAGAGGTGTACGAGAAGATACGTGGGCAACAAGTAGTGGAGAACATGAATGTTGAGAAGAAAATACGTAAACAGTTGGATTATATACAATCTGCAGGAAGAATAGAATAGTATGACAAAGTATATCGTAAATACATTGTGTATATTAAACCAAGAAAATCCTACACCAAGTAAGTGTATGGATATTGCAATCAATATTATTCCAGTTAAGAAAAATAAGAAATTTGAGAACTTTGTATTAGGTATTGATAACTACCAACAGTGTTGTGAAGGGTTTGATGCTGAGTGTACTCTGGGGGAACGTTTTGAAGAAGAGAAGTTTGTTGAATCTATTGATGTTGGTGTAACTATTCCTAATTCTATGAGTGAGGCTAATTTAGATTTGGCTGATGTATTTGGAGTTAAAATCAATGTAAAAGATGAGACACCTATATATGCATGGGTTTATAACATTCATAACGGATATTATGCTCATGCAATTTATTATACAGATAGCTCACTTAAGATTGATTGTTTTGAAAAGGATTATTTATAATGAACAAAGCAGTATTTAATAGATTAGTGGAGAGAGTTCCTAATTTAAGGATTCTCTCTCCTTCTTGTACATACTTTAACCCATACAAAAAAGAGGTAATTTGTGAGTTTGATAGTACAAATCAATATATCACAGCAAAAGAATTAAAAGAAGAATTAGAAACAATAACATACTACCGATTTGGGGATAGTGATGAATTTCTAATGGTAAAAGATGGGGAAGATTTGGATATTAAACATTTTATCCATCCAGACGATAAACACTTGTGGTAGGACTATTTAGCATTTGACAAAGTGTATTCATTGTGATATACTAATGCTAGAGAGGTACATAGGACATGAAGAAACTATTAATCTTAAACGGAATTATGGGGGTAGGAAAATCTACCTTCATCAAAGAAAACAAGTTAGAAGATTTTGTGTTGTCATCTGATGAACTAAGAATCAAGATGGCAGGTTTTGACATGTCTGAAAATGGATTAGTTATCTCTTCAAGAAAAGACAGACAAGTATGGCAAATCCTCTATACAATGTTAGAAACACGTATGGAGATGGGATTATTTACTGTTGTGGATGCTATGCATTTACATACAAGAGATTTTAAGAAGTATAAGGAACTTGCTGACTTATATGGCTATAAAATCTATGTGAAACGTTTTGACGATATTTCTTTAGAAGAATTGTTAGACAGAAACACTAAGAGAGAAACTTACAAACAGATACCAACTGATGTAATTGTTAAGAAATATGAGATTTTCACAAATCAAGTATTACCAGAGTATGTAACTGTTATTAATTCTATTGATGAACTATTACCAAAGGCAGAGAAGTTAGATAAGTGGGATAGAATCTACTGTGTTGGTGATATTCACAATAATGCAGATAAGTTAGAGATTATTTATAACGAAATTAAAGAAGAACAAAACTCTTTATATATCTTCACAGGAGATATTTTTGATAGAGGTGAGAAACCTTATGAAACAATGTCACTAGTTGACAAGTTGTTAGAGTTGGATAATGTAAGATTTATCCAAGGTAATCATGAAAGACATGTGAGAAACTATGTCTATGGTACTAATAACTACTCTAACCAGTTTAAGAATACTACATTAGATAAGATTTTAGAAAGAACACAAGACACAAGTATACTATCTAATCTTACAGATAGACTAGAAGAGTTCATCTTACTAAGTTTTAGATGGGGAAAGTACTTCATTTGTCATGGTGGGGTAAGCGAATTACCAAAGAATATGCTATATTTAGCAGGTCAGAACTGTGAATATGGTACAGGTTCTTATGAAACAGAAGTAGATATGTTGTGGGAGAAGAATATGAAGGGAATCACGCAGGTTCACGGACATAGAGAAACAACTTCCACAGAACACTCAGTCAGAATCGACTATTCACATGAAGGTTACATTGGTGTGTATGACATCTTTGAAGAGAGGTTAAGAAAGATTTAAGGGGGGTGAAGAAAATCACTCCTTTTTCTTGACTTTTTCTTTAAAATATGATAATATATCTAATGTGGAGAGGTATATTGTATGGACAGACGATTAGAAAACATGTTAAATTCCGAGTATATTAAAGTGAAAGAGTTGGGTAATGATATTGTTTCCTTAAACTTCACTCGTAACGCTTTCCAAGATGGTATCTGGAATGATGAAACAATTAAAGCTCGTGGACTATTTATCAATAAAGTGGATGGGGATATTGTAGCACGTTCCTATAATAAGTTTTTCCAGTATGATGAAAAACCAGAAACAAAAGAATATGTTGATAATCACTTAATATATCCATTATATATTTCTAAGAAGTTTAATGGGTTCTTGGGTATTATATCTGTGTATAATGATGAGTTCTTTATTGCAACAAAGTCCACTAACGAGGGTGAATATTGCGAATACTTTAAGGAAATCTTAAATAAAACACTTTTTGCAAATGAAGAAGATAAGAATGAATTATTCAATATTCTAAAAGAACATCACTGTACTGCTACATTTGAAGTAATGGATATGGTGAATGACCAGCATATCGTTTATGAGGAAAATCCTTTAGCATTACTTGATTTTATTCCTAACACATTAGACATTAACGGTATTGATAAAGATGTGGAACTATCTGAAACATTAAAGAACAAGTTAAACATTAAGTCTATCGTTATTGCTAAGAATAAAGTAATCAACACTAAGGAAGAACTAGATGGCTTCCTAAATATGACAGAGGAAGAAGAACTAGAAGGTGCAGTAATCACAGATTCTAACGGATTTATGTGGAAGTACAAGACTAACTTCTATCGTTTTTGGAAAACAGAACGTAATCAGTTAGGTAGACTACTAAAAGATAAAGAAGTTAAGGGTTCAAATAGATTAAACTCCGAGAAAGCACAGACTGCAGAACAAGACTTTATTAACTTCTTGCAAGATTTCTTGAAGGACAAGTCAGTAGAAGAAAAAGAAGAACTACTAAATACTAAGTCTATAATTTGGTTCAGAGAGGAATACAGAAAGATAGTAAAATAACTCTCTTTTTCTCTTGCTTTTACTTACCTAATGTGTTAAAATTATGGTGTAAGTTAAAGTGAGGTGAGTTTTGTGAAGAAACTATATATTTGCATTGGTGTTTATGGTTCTGGTTCTACTTCTTATGTACAATCCCATTTAAAAGATGGTGAAGTGTCAATCGTTGTTCCTGATATTCAAGCAATCAAAGTATTTGAAAATGATACAGATATTCTATATATTGACAACGATAATCTAAAAAGAAGTACTAGAGTAGGTCTATATAACTACTGTAAACACAAAGGTATTGAAGTAACTGCATTATGTTTCTTAAAACCTCTAGCAACTTTAATTCATAACTATAACAAAGATTGTGGAAAATCCATCTCTGAGATTATTCAAGATTATAAGAGATTACAAGTTCCTCGTATTGGAGTGGATTGTGATAAGATTGAAAAGGTCTATGGCAATAACTTTAATGAGTTTAGACATGAGTTCCTTGGTAATTTACCCCATGACAATCCAAACCACAAGGAAAGCATTAACGAACATATTATGATGTGTGTTCAAAACTCTCCTACACTACGATTAAAAGAGATTTCTAAGTATCATGATTTAGGAAAGTTTATCTGTAAAGAATTTGTTTCAGAACATAGGGCAACCTATCATAATCATGCTTTTGTTTCTGCTATGTATTATCTTGCAAAGATTGATGTAACAAATCAAGAAAAGTTAGATAATATGGAAGTAATCCACCAACATATTTCAGTAATTAATGATTTAACTGAAAAACAAATCAAGAGAAACAAGTTAGAAAAGATTGTTCCTTTGATGTTAGAGTTTAGAGAAATCGACAAGAAATCTAGAATTATTTAGCGGAAAGTAGGCAAGATACATGGAAGATAGTAAATTAAATACCATTCAATTTGCTCAATCCCTGTTCGGATTAGAGCCCGATACACCTATTGCCCATGAGTTTGACATGGAATTTGGTCAAACAAAGGATAGATGGTGGTCATGTCAGAGAGAACATTTTGCATTTTGGGCGATTATACAAAATACCGATGGTACTAAAGGATACGAACATAAACCAAATGCAAGTGCAATGAAAATGTATAACATGATAGGTGCACCAGAATTGCTATTGTGGTTGATTGAGGCATTGCACATTTCATTAGGATTAGCTACAACAGAGTTTAGAAAGTTTGTAATAGAATTGACTAAGTTAGGGAGAAAACCAAAGAAACAGTGTAAGATGATTCGAGATAAGTGTCCCTATAATGTGGTTGAGCAATGGTTAGTGCAAAAATAGTTAAAATTCATAACTAAGAGAGGATGGTAGGTATGTTTAAAAAGAAACAACAAGATAAAGAACTTTTAGATGGCAAGATATTTAGTGGAGAATTAAGTGAGATTGGGGTTAAGTCACAGGAAGAGCAAAATAATGTAATGAAAGGGTTTGTAAAAGAAAAATATTGCAAAGATGGGTCAATCTATCGACTTCTTTTAGGGACTTTCGGACTTACTGCTCTTATTTCTGCAACACTGTACACTCCTATGCGTTTAGTAGCAGAAAAGACACCTATTCCATTTCCACTACTTGTGGTTGTAGGTGTGTTTATCTCATTCCAAATCGCAATTAGAATTGTAGCAACAATTGAAACGTTAGGAAAGGGATTTGTAGGTGAAGTGTTTCCAAATACTCCTAGTGATAAGTTGCCAAAAGGCATTATCTATATATCAGATGAAGATAAGACAGACCTTTTAAATAAATTTGCTACTTATAATGTTTTAGGTATAAGAAAGAACAAAGATGATACATTCTCTGTCTTAGTGGCTGAGAATGGTGAAAATATAGTATATAGTGCAGATAGTCCGTATATCAGCACTTTGGTTAGTCGCTATATGGTAGAGGGTAAATGGTACTCTATCGTTGATTTTGTGTACGATAAAGCTAAGGGAGTAGATAAATAATTTGGGTGAGAATTAATTTCTCACTCTTTTATTTACAAATTTCTTGAATTGTGCTAAACTATAGATACAAGAGAGGTAACAAGACATGGAATATACAGTTGTATTGTTCGTAGCACGGAATAAAGATAATAAACATATCGAAGGTTTTAAAGGAAGTAGTCAACAGTTCCTTATGACGGATGTATCAAATGTTTCTGAAAAGTTTGAGCAGTTTGTTTCAAAACAACCAGAAGGTGTGTTATATCGTTGCTATGTATCTGTGAACAAGCGTAATGGTAGTCTTGTTCAGAAACAACTAATCTCCTATCTTGCATTAAATGATGCTGACCTATCTAAAATTTCACGTAAAACTACCTCTATTGCTATGCTGCCCCAGTGTGCAGTAACTAAGAAGTGGTTATTTGATTTTGACTACGAGAGTGAAGAACAAGTATTAGAGTTTGTTCAAGATATTAAAGACATTAACAACACATTAGAGGTAGAATACAAAAAGACGATTCATGGTTATGCTGTAGTCACCAACCATAGTTTTGATACACGAGAGTTGTTGAAGAAATGGGTAGAGTGTGAGAACAAGAAAGACGGAATGTTATTATTAGATTGGAGAGTGAAATAATGGATATTAAGTATTTTAAAGAGAAGTTTATTGATTTTATTGATGATTGTAATGAATGTGGTGTACTAGCAAATATTCAAGTACAAGATGGATACGGTTTTGGCAATAGAAGGTGGTTTGTTGTAGATAAATGCATTATTAAGGATGGCGTTGCAATTCTTAATGCCGTAGACTATGCACATAATATTGAATATAAGTTCACAGATAAGTCTCTTTTTGATAATGTGAGTAAGGTTGTGTTTTGTATTAAAGATAAGATAATTGAAGATGCTGAGTTGGTAGATACCTCATGGAGTGATAGGACATTTGGCTTTGAAGTTGATTTGGGATAGATACCATGGATAGAAGAGCAGATATTATAAGAGAAGAATTTGGAGAAGAGTTGTACAGAGCATATCTCTCCACATTCCCCAACAGAGGTAAAGAAGAAACAAATGAGTACACTAGATTATTGTGGTTTATCCCAGACATTTATGAGTATGTCTGTTTTGATTATAGTTTAGACCAGTTAGTTAATTCTTGGGTAACTAGAGGATTAGACGATAATGATATAGAGATGATATTCCGAATCTTTGAAATAGATACAGGGATAGATGCTAGTAAGGAAAGGAAAGATTTTATAGATGCACTTAGAGAGTATCGAGGAAAAGAAAATGCATAAAACAAAATTGCAACTATATAACGAATTAAAAGAATTAACGGAAGAAAATAGAAAACAAATTAAAGAAATATTAGATGAGCTTGTTGAGAGTGGAGCATTGTCAACTTACACACTCAATGTACCAAAGTGTTCAAACTTTAACTATCTTTACGATACCGAACCTAAGAAACTTGAAGAGTATTTAGATAATTACATTGAAACAGAAGTTGATTATTTTCAAGAGTTTTGTGAATATAGAGAGATTTCACTACAATCAGCGGATATAGAAAACCCAGAGTTTTATGAATCAATTTGTTTTTCATTTTGTCCACAAGCAGACAATACAATCTTAGAAGATTTATTCCAATATATAAATTTTTCATACCAAACAGAGTTAAAGGACTTTATTGAGGACTATTTAGAACATGGAGATTCATTTACAGAATATCTATGCGATAATGGGTTTATTTCTGCTGATATTTATTCTGAAGGCTTTTATGACTTGGTGGCAGTAGGAGAGTTATCCTTAATTTTTGCTGAGTGTGAGAACTTTTTTAAGGATGAATTAGATAAATTAAAGATGATACAGACCTCCTTATATGAGTGTAGAAATAGATTAAATAAGATTTCTGATAAGTTTGAACAAAATTTTATTGAATATTTAGATGACATGGGGTATTGTGATAATGAGTAGAACAAAAGAACAACTGTGTAATGAACTAAAAGAACTAACAACAGAAAGTAGAAAGCAATTTAAAAGTATCTTAGATGATATTATTAAATCTGAAGCATTATTAGCACACTCAACGAAAGTTCCAATGGCATATAACTTAATTGATGATTTTGATATTTCAGAATTAGAATTTAGAGATATGTTTGAAAACTTTGTTAGCTCTCAATATGATACCTTATATACATTCTGTGACTATTGGAATGTAAGAGTATTATTAAAGGAAGGAAGAAATTCAAATAAAGTATATTTCTTACCAAAAGCAGAGAATACTATATTAGAAGATTTATTTACATACTTAGCATATAATTACCAAGACCAATTAAAAGAGTTTATTGAAGATTATTTTGACCATGACGATACTTTCTCTGAATATATGTGTGATAATAGTATCACATCAGCAGATATTTATTCAGAAGATTTTTATGAGTTAGCAACAGTAAAAGAGCTACAAATCATCTTAGCAGAATATAAAGAAGTATTCCAAGAAGAAATAGATAAGTTAAAGAAACTACAGAATAATTTATATGCTTGTGTAGGAAAATTAGAAGATATTATTAATGAGTTCCCAGAGAATTTTGAAAAGTATTTAGAGGATATGGGATATGAGTACTTCGGTAAGTGATTTAATTGAGCTATCAGAAATAAATAAAAATATAAGAGTTTTAGAACCGGATATGACCTTTTATGATGAGAAAGGCAGTTGGACTCTAATCTACACAGGAACAAATAATTATATTAAAATTAGTGAGTTGGTAGAATTAGCATTATCTATTGATGGTATTTCTCCATTAACAAGTGTATATTGCGTAAATGATAATTATGATTCTTTTAACGAATTATTAGCACATATTAAAGAAAAATGCTTTCCTTTTAGTAATACAATTCATCCAGATGACATTATTTAATAAGTGGGGAGATTAATTTCTCCCTTTTTATTTTATTTTTCTGTAATTTATTTTTTATTTTCTTTATTATGTAAATTATTTCATTGTTAAAGTTTTATCCAATTTCACAAGTTTTAAGTCGATATGTTTATTAGATTTCGTGTATTTTTTGAAAAAACTTATTGATTTCAGGGGGGCTCTTCGGATTATTTAGGATTATTTTTATTTATTTATTTTAATTATATATATAT